GATATTATTGGCCATGTGTACGACAGTGTTTTGACGAATATCAATACAGAATATCAAATGACCTGGCGTAATTTTGAGGACAATAAATCTAAGACTAAGAAGTTGGCTAAGGTGAAGACACTCATTGAGGATTTTAACCAGCAAATCAATATTGAACAGTTGATTTGTGAGGCCGTTCCAATCACTTATGCAGAAGGTAACTATTGTATGACCTTGCGACAGAAAGATTCCAACTGGGTCGTAGACTATTTACCGTTAGGTGTTGGCATTGTCAGTGACTATTCTAGCAATGGTAGACCCATTTTGCTTATCAAGATGCAGGAACTCAAGAGCCGTATCCGAAAGACAAACCTGAAAAACAAGAAGAACCAACCGCTCTTCTATGATGATACTGCGACGGAAATCAAAGAGACGTTTCGACAGGAAGTGTATGACGCATACCAGGCCGGTGATACTTATGCCAAACTAGACCCGGATTATACGGGCATCATGCGTGTTAATAATCTGGGAAGAAAGTATGGCGTCTCCCCTATTTTTAAAGCGTTGAAACCGACGCTGATGCTGGATACCTATGCAAATACGGATACGACATTGGCAAAGTCAAAGGCAAAGAAAATCATTCATCAGAGGCTTCGTGCTGAGGTGCTTGGTGACGACGGTACGCGAAATGGTTTTGAAATCATGGCTTATGCACATCAATGCTTTATGCAAGCGTGGCAAAACCCAACAGTGGTCTATACATCGCCCGCTGCGGTAGAAAAGATTGAATATGTGGAAAGCAATATTGAAGACACGAGCACTGATAAAGTGAAGTATTATCGTGAACGTGTGTATAGTTCTTTGGGCATTAATTTCCTGATGAGCACTGAGATGTCTGCGACACTGGCGAAAATTTCTCTGTCACAGCTGATGAAGAATATTGATAAAATCGCTCGACAGCTGGAAGATGTGTTGAATAACTGGTATCGCACGGTCGTGACGTTAAATGGGTATGATTTAGAGTTGTGCCCAACGATTCATATTCTCAACTCTGAACAGATGGAATGGGATATGAAGAAAGATTTGGCTTCTTTCCTGTTCAGCACGGTTGGTGCTTCTTATGAGACAACATTAGATGTGCTTGGTTATAATGCGCGTGATGAGTACCAGAGACGGCTGATGGAAAACGAAGCTGATTACTCTACAGTCTTCTCACCACACGCTACAAGCTATACTTCGTCTGGTAATACGGATACCACTGATGGTGAAAACACTGGTGGTCGCCCGAATGAAACTAATGATGAAGATAAACAAGCCTATGATGATACTTACAACCAAGACGCACGATGAGGTAATTTCATGCGACAAGTATTGACTGTGACGTGCCCACATTGCCAAAAAGAAGTGATTGTAAACGTCATGATAGATAAGGGCAAAGTGGTTGCGTATACGCAGCAAGAGAAACCTTTTATTTCAGAAGCAGAGGTTCAAGACTATCTGCAAAAGGAATATGGGCTTTATTTTGGTTCACTTACCTCGCCTGAGGTATGAACATATATATTTTATACAGGTTGGGGGTGAAGTAAAAGATGAATCACGAGAGAATTGAATATTCCAGCCGTATGATTGAATTGGCTGAGAACGAGCAGTACTTAGAATTGGTTAACCGGGTTTGTTATTATGACGCGCCAAATCTCAATGGTGTTGCACTTCCGTCAGAGGGTGCCGAGGAAAAGGCGCAGACTCTTATTAATATGCCGGTTGTGGCAAAGTACACACAGAATGCGCAAGGCCAACCTACTTTTAAGGGGCATGAGGTCAGCGTAGATGAAGACGGCGAAGTTGTGTTTGGCACAGACACGATTGGTACGCATACAGAGGTTTGGGTTGCAGAAGATGCCGTGACCATCGGAAACGAAACGAAACAACTGCCTTGCCTGTTTGCGCGGTATCGTATCTGGGCGAGAAACAAAAATGTTGTCGCAGCTGTGAAACGGCTTTTTGCAGAGAACAAATTATACTCTTCGTGGGAGTTATCGGCTATTGCTTATAATGTTGCGAATGGTGTGAAGACCATTACAGATTATCTATTTGAAGGTAACGCTCTGCTTGGCTATGAGTATGCCACACCTGCTTATGGCGTTGATAACGCGAAAGCCATCTCTCTTGCATCTGAGGAAGACCGTGGCCTTGTATTGGCTGAGGCTTTTGCCCGCGACCTAATCCTTGAACAGAAAGATGGTGACAATACCATGGAGAATACGAACGTGACGATTGCTGAGAATACAACTGAGGAGCCTGTGCAGGAGAACATTGCTACTGTAGAGTCTACTCCTGAGACTGTAGCAGAGCAACCGGTCGAGCCGACTGCTGCGAACATTGCTGAAAATGTAACAGAGCCTGAGAGTGAGCCCACTGCCACAGAGGATGAAACCTCTGAGGACAATGGGAACATCAATGAGGAGCCAGTGACAAGCGAGGAACCGGTTGCTGAACCCGAGACTGTAGAGCCTGCGACAGAGCCGGAGACATCTGCTCTAACTGAGTATGATTTGCGGCATAAAATCGAACAGGCTTGCTATGAGAAGTTACGCGGTTGCGGAGATATGTGGGTCGCCTACCTCTTCCCTGAGGAGCATTCTGCTTGGGTCCAGTGCTGGCCCAGAGAGAGCGAGCTGGATTATCTGCTGTTTACCTATGAGGTCGTTGATGATGAGGTTATTGTGAGCGAGCCGACGCCGGTCAAGCTGACAGTGGCCTTGCCTCAGGTTAATGATGCACTTGCTGAGAAGAACGAGGCTCTATCACAAGCGAATGTAAAGATTCAGGAGCTGACTGCTGAAGTTGAGGCATTGCAACCGTTTAAGGAACAGGCCGAAGCTGCTGCTGCGGAACAGGCTAAAGCTGAGCATGAGGCCGCCGAACAAGAGCTGTTGCAGTTTGCTCAATCCAGTAAGCAATTCAGCGAGGAAGAGCTGGCCAGTGAAGAGTTCCAGAGCCTTATTCATGGTTTGGACAAGTCCGCTATTCAGGCGATGATTGCTGACCGCCTGGTTGCTTCTTTACAGGATACACAAGTTACAGCTGAGCCTGTGAAGACTGTTGAGGTCTCTACGGTGAAGCGTAATTTAACAAATGATGACGATGTTGCCGAGAAGCATGTCGCAAATGCACACGCCATCATGAAAAATTTTTTCGGTCGTAAATGACCTAGAAGGGAATGAATCAAATGCTGAGAGAGTATCAGACCACTCTGAATAAGAATATCAACGCTATGGGCGCTGCGACTGTTGCTATGGTCACTGGTATGGGTGTTGTGTATGACCCTGCCGAGCAGACTGTCTCTTTGCCTGAGGCTGCTACTGCCAAGGGTATTTATCTGGTGAACAAGGAGCGCGTTCCTTCCGGTATTTACGCTGGTTTTTCCGACCTGAGCGATTATGCCGAGACCTATGTCAATATTGCCGAGGGTGAGTATGTGAAGCTGATTCCTCTGTTTGCTGGCGAGCGCTATGGCACCGACCAGTATGTTGAGGGTCTGTCTGAGGGCGACGCCATTGAGGTTGGCACCGATGGTAAGTGGGCCAAGGCTTCCGGTGAGTCTCGTTTTGTGTTTGCCGGTATTGCCAACGACGCGCTGACACATGAGCTGGCTATCATCCAGGTTCTGCCTGAGGCCGTTTAATTGAACCATCTTATTCGAAAGGTTGTGAAATAGATGCTGAAGACTGAGATTGCCGAGGTGTTGAATCGTCCCGGTAAGATGTATGAGATTGCCGAGCGTGTCAACTATAAGAGAGACATCACCGGCGAGGATAAGGAAATTTATGAGGTCGCTGACGCTTGGGTGCGCGAGATTGGCGAGAGTGGCCATGACCGCGACCATGAGATTGCTGCCTTTATTAAGAAGACCATCAACGAGGAAGTCTATAATGCTCCCGATGAGCTGCTGGACTCTCTGTTTGAGCGTGGTTCCGTTGGCGAGTTTGACGACTCCTATGCCGTCTCCACTCCCAAGAACACTCTGATTGCCTATGACGCTGCGAAGGGCGGCAATGTTGACCGTAGCTTCATCGACTGGACCTGGCTGCAACCCACTTGGAAGAACAAGCAGGTTGAGACCGACCTGTCCTATGTCGATATGCGTCGGAACGGCTTTAAGTCTGTGGCCACCCTGACCACTTATGCCACTGAGGCTCTTCAGAACCAGATGTTCTACGACATGTTCTCCGTGATTGACGCTGCCATTACTGGTGGCGAGCAAAAGATTAGCGTGGCCGGTTCTAAGCCCACTCTGGAGGCTATGGACCAGCTGGCTCTGTATCTGAATGACCGCGAGGCCAATGCTTCTACCATTGTGACTCTGACCAAGTATGCGCAGGCTATCACCCGTATGGAGGGCTATGCCCAGTACATGAGTGACGCTATGCGTGATGAGTTCAACCGCTATGGCCTGTGCCGTACCTACGACGGTCTGGGCATTGCCACTATTTCTGGTGCCCACAAGACTGCTCTGGGCCAGATGCTTCTGCCCGACAAGCGTATCTATGGTATCGCCGGTAAGATTGGTACTCTGGATATGAAGGGCGATGTCCATGTCTATGAGGACGAGGACAATCAGAACGAGCTGATTAAGATTAAGGTTGCCGACTTTACCTTCGGTTATGCTATTACCGATATCGACAAGGTTGCCAAAATCGTTCTGGAGTAATCTAGTTTTTTAATATCCCCACCCTTTGGGGTGGGGAAATTTACTTTTGAGGTTGCAATAAAAGTTTATGACTATGAATAAAGAAAATATCAATGTCCTGAATTATAACAGCCATATCGTTATTGTTCAGACAAAGACAGATTCTTATGAGATTCCTGCGGCTTTTTCGGATACAGAACCTACGGTCGTTCCTCTGTCTCTGGCTGATATTGTTTATATCAACAGTGTCAGTGCAGTGTTCCGCAATGGCACACTACGGTTTGACAGCGACGTAGAGGCTGAGGTTTATCAGGAACTGAAGATTCGGAATGCAGAGCAGATTCTGAAGAACACAGAGATTGACGAGATTTTGCTGAACCCCACAGTTGAGGGCCTGCAAAAGATTGTAGGTATCACAGACGCCGGGGCATTTGAGCGTGTTCGAGGAAGATGCACTATGCTTCAGAACGCGGGTCATGATATTTCTACTCGTGTAAAACGGGTCGTTGACCGCAGATATGAGGAACTGCGTGCAAAGCGTGTGAAGACTGATATTATTCTGACCCCCAAGGTTGCTACGAAAAATTCTACTTCGGATGCAAAGGTTGCTTCTTTGGAGGCGCAGTTGGCTGCGCAATCTGCTCAAATTGACCAGCTGTTGGCAATGGTGAGCCAAATGCAGACGGCAACTGTGAACACTGCTTCTGCCCCAGTTGTTAGCGAACCTGTGGCTGAGACGAAGAAAACCACGAAAACTGTATCGAAGTCTACCAAGGCTAAGAGCACCAGTGCCGCAGAGAACGAGTCAAAAGCTGACTAATAGAAAGGTGGTGGCTTCATGTCAACGCCGTTCGAAAATGTTTATAACGCATTTTTGTTGAAGTTGGAACAGGACAGTAGCTTCTTTGATTACTTTGACTCTGACCCGGACGCCAATATGCAAATGGCGTATCAACGGGCACATGGGTATTTGATAGAAGCCGCTGCTCGAATGAAACGCAGTACAAATGCGCAAATCGACTTCAGTAGTTATGATGACATGGCCGCTGAATTTGATGCTGACCTGACAGATGAAGAGATAGATATTCTATCGAACCTGATGTTGGAGGCTTATATCGCAAAGGATATTCCAAGGCTTCGAGCATTTCAGGCTACGTTTGTCCCAAAAGATTTACAGGTCTTCTCCCCTGCCAATGAGAGAAAGACTTTTTTGAACATGTACAATACAATTCGTGAGCAGAACAAAGAAATGCTGGAGGAGTATAAGTCACGTGACCGGTTGACGGGTGCATTCCGTCAGTTGATTGACTACACCGAATACTCTTCTGAAGATGATGAATAAGTGGTGACGGCATGAATCCTTTTGAGTTAAATCGGATTGTGACTGGACATCATCGTTTCAAGTCTCCTACGGATGCCAAAGTCAGCAATAGCCGGAATGATATTAATCGGACATTTGCGGCGACCCCGGATTATAAGGGCGATGCGACCTGTAATGGCGTATCTCAGGAGTTCCTGGTCGTCAAGACGGACTTTGAGTATAAGAAGACGCTGATTGCGAGACCTGGCGAAGTATTTTACATGGGTGACATCATTGATGTTTTTGACTGCAAATGGATTGTCACAGACATTGACCCGGATGATACGTTCTATCTGAAAGGTGAAATTACGCTGTGCAATCTGGACCTGCACTGGATGGACCAGTGGGGCAATACGCATACGCAATGGTGTTACTTAAAGGAGCCTTATTCGGATTTGAATAAGACAGCACAGATTATCTCTACACCGCAGAAACAATTCTCTTTGTATATTCCGTGCAATAAAGATACGAAGCACTTTTATATTGACCAGCGGTTGGTTCTGGATGTTGGTACCGATAAGAATGGAAATGACCTGCCTTATGTGTTCCGCATTACGTCTGTGGATACGATTTCACAGTATCGCAAGTATGGTACGCTTATGAAATTAAATATTCGGGAAGTGGCCTATGACCAGTCTGACGATGACCCGACCACAATGCTGGCCAATGTGTTGCAGAGCAAGTACGAAATCGAAGTTGCACCGATTGGTGCGATGTCGCCTGGTGATGCTCTGCATTTGTCTTTTGTGCTGCGAAAAGATGGCGTTATTACGGATGTTCTGCCGCAGTTCAATGTTGTGGATGAGTCTATCGCTGTTGTGGATACCATTGGATGTATTCACGCAAAGCGCGTAGGCTCTACGGAGATACAGGTTTCTTATGGTACAACGACTGTTTCCGTTCCTCTTAATGTAGAAGTGGAAGCGGATTACTTCGTTTCCTGCGTGATTCGTGGCGATGCTCGGATTTATTTGGGGCAAAGCAAGCAATACGTGGGCGTGGTAATGTGCAACTCGGACATTGTGGAGCAAGCGGTCTCCTGGGAGTTGTGCCATGATACGACAACGGATGAAATGATTCAGATGGTCTGTGAGGGCAATATCTGTACACTAACTGTAGGAACAGATACGTCCTATCGAAATAAACAATGCACGCTGCGTTGCACTGCCGATGGCGCAGATGTTGCAAGCAGAGTGATTACATTGCAGGCACCAATTTAAGGAGGATATGACATGGAACGATTTCGTGCCTATGAGAGACTGAACTGCTCTACTCATACGGGTGAAATGAAAATTGAACTGATGAATATGCTCCTTGGGTCAGATGACATTGTAAAGTGCCTGTATGATAATAGCCCCGATTTCCAAAACTGTGACCTTAGTGGCGTAGACCGCTACAGTTTGCTATATAAGAACGTATTCCCTTTCCAAGCCGTCCCGGATGTGCAGACAGAAGAGAAAACATATCTCACGGCTTCTTTCCGGTTTGACCGCGAGGAAAAGATTCGTGACTTTAAAATTGGCAGACTGTATCTGTATGCTTTTTGCCACAAGAATCTTGTTCGGACGGATTATGGCGTATTGCGCTATGATTATTTGGCAAACAAGATTGAGGAACAGCTACAGTTCGCGTCGGGGCCAAACTGGTTGGGTGAAATGTATCTGTACCGCATGGTGGATACAATTATTGACTCAGGCGGATTTTATGTGGGGGTAGAGCTGCAATTCCGGTTCAGCGACTTTATGTAATGGCTGGGTATAATCTTGAATTGCTACGAGGAAAGCCGATTCCTTTTGAGTCTGGATTTCTGCACTTCCCTACTCTGCGTGAAATTTGTGATGGCGATAAGTATGGTGGTATAGATGGTTATAACACGATGCTGTTGCCATTTCGAGTAAATTACGCATATTTAAAGGTTCCTGATGACCAACAAATTGGACACAACTTCTTTGAGACCGTGATAATGAATCAGCTGGTATACTTGCAGTTGGTAACAACTGCATTGATGGTATTCTTCGAATGCGATGATATTGGCTTTACGGCTGTTTCTATTCGTATTGGGGAAGTCAATGTGACCAAGGACAACTGGGATGCGTTGGCGGAATGCGTGCGGACTGCGAATTGTGTGGAATTGTTAAAGCCTCCTGAGGAAGCTCCTGAGGACGCTCGGAAGAAAGATATCTTTGAGAAGTTGAACAAAGGTCGTGCTCGCTATGAAGAGAAACATGGTACTCGGTTTGAGGACATTTTGAACTTCCTCATGCATGGGCCTGGACGGATGTATCCAATCGAAGAGTTAGAAGGTATGACCATCTGGCAAATCATGAATGCATTTGACTCAAAGATGCAGGTATTGGATTACCAGCAATGCTTCCGGGCAGCCATTATCAGCGGTGATACCAAGGGTATTAAGGACAAGAATTCCATCATGTCGCGGTTGCGGCTAAAGAGTTAACGCAACATTTTCATAAGGAACTGATAATGCCGCCTTTTGAGCGGCTTTTTTTATTTTACATTCGAAAGGATGATTTGAATGCTGTACGCAATGAAAGACGTGGCGAACCTGCGCTTTGAAGACCAGGATGGCAACGTCGTTCTGTATTCTGACTATGGCCGTACCTCCACCCTGGAGTTTACGTCCGACCAGGTTTATGCCTATAACAAGTCCACCAAGTCTGTGCGTTTCGACAACAATCGTGAAGGCACCATGACTTTTGAGACTGAGCTGTTTGACCTGTCTCTGCTGGCTCTGCTGTTCGGTACCTCTCTGAAGGAGGGCGAGCAGGAAATCGCTAAGCGCGAGAAGTTCACCGTCGGCAAGGGTGTTACGGAGCTGGATGCTCTGGAGACCACTCCTGTTTCCGGTAGTCTGTCTGTTTTTGAGGTTGACCCCAAGGCTATGGCTTCTCATATCCGTCAGCTGACTTTGGCCGCTTCTGAGACTCCTGCTTCCGGTGAGTATTACATTGGTGAGGACAATAAGATTGTGCTGAATAGTGACGACTTCGCTGATGGCGGTGCCGTTGCGGTTTACTATCTGACTTCCTCCAATGTGAAGTACTTCACCGTGGATGCTGAGAGCTTCCCCGAGGGTTATGTTATTTATGGCGACACCAAGATTCGTGGTGTGGACCAGAAGGACGAGTACATTCAGTTCAAGCTGTACAATGCCAAGCCTCAGTCCAATGTTACCTTTGGCATGGATTCTGACAACGTGGCCAGCCTGTCCATCACTGTGGATATTCTGAGCGATGGTTCCGGCAACATGATGACTTATAGCCAGATTGCCTAAGGAGTCGTTTTATGCCTCGCACAAAGAAGACAAGCGTCCAAGCCAATGAGAGTCCCGCCCGTTATTCTAGTGCGGCGAAACCAGTGCCTCCCTTTTCTTTGGGAACGCAATATTGGATTGGCAGCGACGCTGACGGCTATTATGTGACAAATCATCGTGACGTGAAGGTGTATCGTTCCCTGGCGTGGCTCAAGGGTGTGTTCACTTGTGCAGAAGATTTCCCGGTTGCGGTGCCAGCTGTGGAGACACCAGTGGACGAGCCGGTTACGGAAAGTGTCCAGGCTAGCGCAGATGAAGATGTGACTACGACAGTGAGCGATTACTGTCCAGATGATTTAGAATAATGTAGCGTGATGCTATATGCGGGGGCTGGAGAAATCCAGTCCCCTTTCTATTGCCGGGATGGAGAAACGGTGTCTCATCGGCCTCATAAGCCGAAAATCGGTCAGTTCAACTCTGACTCCGGCCACCATAAAATTTCTAGTGAGAAAAGGAGTTTCTTAATCGTTTATACGCTTCCTCTTTTTCTCATTATTTAGCTTTAGTTAGCTATAACTAACTTTATTCAAAAATCGTACAAATTAGGAGAACATAAAAATGTCCAAAAAGATTACGAAGAACCAACTCAAAGCGGTCTTGTCGTATGCTAAGGAGCAAAATCAAAAGGCAATTGCACTTCCCTATTGTATTTCAGCGAATGATTCTGAGCCGGTTATGGTGCAAGTAGATGTTACGATTTCTGCGCAAGAGGCGGAACGGATTGCCAATGCTGTGGCGGATGTGGTATTTCATGAAGATGTCTATTCCCCAACGCTATTCGAGCCAGTATTTTTCTATCATTTTGCGACAAGCGCCACGAACCTACAGCTGCCAGACATGAGCGAAGCGACAAATTGGGATGAGATTGAGGAGATTCGTACAGGTCTTAATTTAGAAGCGGCGCTAAGTAGTTACGCATCAGAGGGCTTTATGGGCAACTATTATCGTTTAAAGGATGATTGCAGAGCCTTGATTAAATACCGCAAGGAGTGTTACTCCCACAATGCGGGTGCGTTTAATACACTGTTAGACCTGGTAAAGAGTTTGGGCGAGTCTTTGGTTAAGGCGAGCAGTGAATTGGATATCGGCCAGCTACAGGACGTGACGCAGCAGATGCAGACGCTATTGGATGGTGGTATTGACCCCGAGAAAGTGATTACGGCTTATGGGGCTTATCTAAACCATCCCAAGTTTGAGGAAGAGATGGCTCCGGCAGATAGCACAAAATCGGCATCCAGCCAGGTCGCTGTTGATAACCTGGAGGACCGAGTGTTTCGCTTGGAACAAGCAAAGGCCAAGTTGGCGATGTTGAGACCGCAGCAAAGCCAAGAGGGTTCAAAAAAGGAAATGTGATAGGAAATGCCAATGTACAATACAGTCCCGGCTCTTATGAAGGCATTAAAGTCGTATACTGCAATGATTCTACAGGATGTGGGCGAACAGACTCGACAGCACTTATATGAAGAAGTAGATGAACAAGTCTATGGAACCGAGCCAAAAGTGTATGAACGTACGTATCAGACGCTGGAATCGGTAAAAGTGTTGTCGAGTACCAACAGTAAAGTGATTGTTGGTTTTGACCAAGATTCCATTACTCCTTCGGTTGGCAGTTATACACGGCACGTCACCAAGAATTATTCGGTTGAATTGGCATACGGCAAGCATCAAAAGGCTTCGTTGGAACCGTGGGATGGTGGCGGATTGCAATATATTTTGGGTGCCACTTCGCCTGCGCAACCAAAAGCATTATTGTATGGGACAAATGAGGATAGTGGATACACACATGAATATCCAGGGCATGAAGAGCGTCCGGTTATTGAAGATACATTGGCATGGCTAACTGAAAATGCTGCCACACTCGGCACCAATGCCATTGTGCAGAGCATGGGTGTCCGCAAGGATGAGGTTACGTTCGGCTGAACGTAGCGGGAGGTGACAGCAAACCATGGCGGCAAATAAAAATACATTTCAGATTGAAATTGGCGCAAAGCTCAATGCAAATGCAAAGAATGAATTACAGTCGGAAATTGCAGACATTGTAAAACAGCTGAGTGCAAAGAAAAGTACGCTTGATATTCAGACAGCTACTTTCAACAAAAAGATAAAGGCGTCCAAAGAAAAGGTTGAAGACTTGGCTCAGAAAATTGAGTCTATTCAAACCCTATTCAATAGTCTGTCTGCCGGAGAGAACGGAAAACTGGCATTCACATTTGACTATAACGACGCTGATAAACAGGCATTCCAGCAGGCTCTCAGCGATTGCAGCACTGCAATGGAGTCGTTGAGTAGTTATGCGAAACTAGCGACTGAAAATGTTTCAGAGTTATTCTCTGCACTATCTTCGAATACGGCTGCACAGGGTGTTATTGATAAATTAACAATGATATCCAGTGCGATGCAGAACGTGACATCTGCGGCAAACAATACGTCACAGAATTCGCAGCATACAAAAGATGATTTAAAAAATGGCGGCGGTACAAACAGTAGTAAAAAAACTACAAACGGTACGAACACAACGCCTAGTATTAGTAATGACCAGTTGGCCGCACTGAAAGAAAGTGCGAATCAACTATCAGATATTGAAAAACAATTAAAGTCCAGTAAACTTTCGACTATCTTTCAAGAAGATGCTACTGCGATTCGTTCTTTAATGAGCGCAATTTCTTCCGGTGATTCCAATGGGCTGAAAAATTTCTTTAATTCCATTTCCTCGACTAATTTAGATGCGAAAAACTTTATTGGTATGACGGACGTGAAGGTCGTCGAGCAGGCCATCTCCATGATGCAGTCGAAAGTGAACGACTACATATCAACCGCTGGCAGTAAAGAACTGGGTTCGGCTGTTACGAAGTTGTCCAGTATCAATGGTATCATGGCGTCTACCCAATATACAGCAGCGCTCAGCGGGCTTCAGGGCTTAGAAAATCAAATTGCCGGTACCACGACAAATGTTGATGGGAAAGCACAAGAACTGACAAAAGATTTTGATACTATACGGGCTTCTTATGTAGCATTGACGGATGCGTTTGCGACGCAGAAGTTAACCCCAGAAAACTATGCATCCGCAGTTCAGCAATTAGAAACGCAGTTGGCAGAATTCAAGTCATCTTTGAATGGTGCTACGAAAACAGCTAAGAATTTTTCTTCTATTAAGGCGACTCTTTCGAATTCTTTATCTTCGATGTTATCGGGGACGAGTGCAAAATATGCAAACCTGCAAGTCGGGACGGACGTAAACGGACAGGTTATTACGGCGCAGCAACAGGTTGAGACACTAAAGGTTTCCGTTGATACTGCGGACTCCATAGAAAAGATTCAATCTGTGCAGACTCAGGTCGCTACACTTGCTGAGTCAATTAAGTCTTTTAAAGCGGATAGTGCATTAGGTAATGCCTTGGACCTGTTTGACGGAACTAAGGCTGAAAGCAATATTACGACACTACAGGACCAATTAAACTCATTGAGTAAGTCCGGCGTGGATGTGACGAGCCTGCAAGAACGATTACAGGCACTTCGCACTTCCCTGTCGGACTTTAAAAATTTAGACATCAATGATGCGCAATTCAAGTCCAGTGCGCAAGTCATTCTTGACACGTTAAGCGACATTCAATCACAAACTGCGGCATTACGGGCAAATCCGCCAGCAATCGACACGACGAGTATTCGAACGCAGTATGAAGATTTGGCTACGTCTGTGCAGACATTTTTAAACGCCAATTCTGCTAAGATAAATGTTTCGCAATATAGTGAACTGGAAAGTATTTTAACTACTCTGCGTGCCCGTACCGCAGACACAAAAGAAGCATTTGACGATTTAGACGCGACAGAGCTATCGAAGATGCGTTCTCAGGTTCAGAGCCTGGAAGAGCAGATTAGCGGCACATCGTCTTATATAGATTCTTTTCTGACGTCTGCTTCTACAATGTTTACCCAGTTCATTTCTATGTACAGTGGTACACAATTGTTGCGGACGATGGTTTCAGAAGTCAAATCTATGATTAGCACTGTGACAAAGCTCGATAGTGCCATGGCGCAGTTACAAATCGTGACGGGTGCCACTGAAGTCGAAATGGTAACCTTTTTCGAAGAAGCCACTGCATCCGCGAAAGAGTTTGGCGCGTCTATCACAGATACGTTGAGCAGCATTGAAACATTCTCGCGCTTAGGCTATAATTTGACGGACGCTTTGGACTTAACAGAAGCTGCAACGATTATGTCTAACGTGGCCTCTGTGACAGTAGATGAAGCAACGACTGGTTTGACCGCCATTATCAAGGGTTACGACATGGACGCTGAATCTGCCATGGACGTCGCAGACGTGTTGACAGTCGTTGGTCAGAAGTATGCTATTAATGCATCTGAAATGCTGACTGCTTTGGAAAAGGGTGGCGCTGCACTGGCAGCAGCTGGTACTTCGTTTGAAGAATCGGTTGCTCTGGCCGCTGCGGCACAGGCTTCTGTTCAGAACGCCAGTACGGTTGGTACAACACTGAAAACAGTCTCTGCTCGTATTCGTGGCGCTACTACAGAATTGGACGAGATGGGCGAAGAATACGATGATTTGGTGGCTTCAGCCTCTAAGTATCGGGCAGAGGTCAAGGCAATCTCTGGCGTGGATATCATGGTAAACGATACAACTTATAAGTCGCTTTATCAGATATTCGAAGAAATTGCATCTGTAGTAAATAGTGGTCAACTGGACGACACGAACAAAGCCAGATTGTATGAAATCCTTGGCGGTACCAGAAATACTTCGGTTATTGCATCTATTATCACAAATATTAGTGATATGACCAATGCGTATGAGTCGGCAACGAATGCTGCTGGTGCGGCAACTGATGCCAATAGTACGTATATGGACACTATTGAAGCAAAGACAAGTGTATTATCTGCTACGATGCAAGAGTTGTCAAATGACTTCATTAATACAGAAGGCTTAAAAAAGCTGATTGATTTTGCAAATACTTTTGTATCGTTGATTGATAAGGCAGTCAGTTCTATGGGTATGCTTGGTTCCAGTGCCATGGCGCTTAGTGCGATTATTAGTTCCTCGGCAGCGCTAAAATCAGTTATGTCTGGACAGAGCGGTTATCTCAGTTTAAATTATGACAAGATTGCCCGTGGGAGCGGTATCGCAATTAAAAGGACGAATACTGGCTCTAAAAAGTCTGGTGCCGAATTGAGAGAAGAAGCAAGTGGTTATTCGCTGATAGACAGCATGGGCGTTGAGAAGTTTATTGGGACTAACCCATCTTCAACAGACCATTTAGCCGATATTGTTAATCAGTATAATGCTTTGGCGGATTCGGCTGATGCTACAACTGCTTCTCTGGCGCAACAACAATACGCTGCGAAGTTAGCCAGTAATGGGATGAATAGCCTCTCAAAGAATGTTGGCTCAATGTTGTCTGAGACGGGTGCTGCGAAAGTATCTGTTGACGAGCTAACCGCTGGGCTGAACACCAATTATGAGGCGACACTTTCTAATACATTTGCCGCCAAGGCATATACGGCGGCTTTGACTGTAGCGAATATTACGGCTGAAATGTTCAAGTCGGTTTTGATGTCAATCGGTGTTGGGTTGGTAGTTTCTGCCGCCACGACGGTACTCAATGCCGTGTGGACGGCGGTAGATGAAAATTTACTTCATCGTACAGAAACCTTAATTTCTAAGAGCGATGAAGCAATGGATGCCATTGAGAATGCATCTTCAACATATGCTAGTACAAAAGAAACAGTTAATGGGTTAGCCGACTCTTATGCGCGACTTGCGCAAGGCGTCAACCAAGTGACCGGGGCGAATCTTACATTAAGCGACAATGATTATGCTCAATATATTGAATATAATAATGAACTAGCTGAATTGTTCCCAGACCTTGTAAGTTATTATGATGCAAATGGGAATGCTGTTTTAACTTTAAAAGGAAACGTAGATACGCTAACAAGTTCTCTGAAAGCGTTGATTGAACAAGCACGTCTAGTAGCATTAACTGAAATTGCTTCAAATTCAGAGGCTGTATATAATGGCGCAATAGCAAAAAAGAATCAGGCTCAAGATAATCAATATGATGTTGAGGACCGGCTTTCTATTTTACGAAACGGTAATGGCGGCAGTGTAGAAGACACAAACAGTTGGAGTCTTGAATCTTTAGAAACCGAATGGCAAAGTGAAGTCGATGCGGGACTGGATGCAGCTGCGACAGCCACCCGTGCTGTAATTGACGCGAGGTATCAGGCGATTGAGGATGCCGAAGAGGAACTGAAAGGATACCAGGAAGATGAAGCCAACGCCTGGAGCGATTATGGGGAAACCATGGGCGCAATCCTTAACACAGACCCAATGTTCGATGGTGTTGAGCAGGATGTAAAGGATGCAGCACAACAATTTTTAAAAAATGCCAATTATGGCGAGTTTAATTCTAATGATGAATGGCAAGCATTTTTGAAAAATACTTTGGCTCCGGCGTTAAAGGATGACGATATTGCTGGGACTATTGAGACGTTATTTACTGACGGAATTTCATCTATGAGTCCTGGTGCAATTACGGCATTACAAAAAAAAACATTGGAATCTATCAAGACGAACGCTTCTATTGCCGACCCAGACAAACTCTATGATATGTTAATTAATTGGATGTATGGGGATATTGATTATAGCCAATTAATGGAACGAAGTAAAGCAATTTATGACCGAATTATTTCTTCTGATTGGTTTTATCAAGAAGCTCCCGTGGATGGGGTGCCTTTTCAAGAATGGTTTAACAACTTATCATTGGATGAATTACAGTCTTTTATTTCTTTCTATACAAGTAGTGATGGTGACTTTGTAAGTCCGCAAGATTTAAAAGACCAGTGGAGTCAAAATGTAACGGTTGAAGTTACGTTTGAGACAACCGGTAAAGAGTTGATGACTGCGGAGAAAGATGGGTTAGACCAATATCTCAAAGACATGGATGCCTACCAAGAGGCCATCTCTGGTATTTCCGTAGGCACCTATACCATTAATGACGCTTTCTCATTGGCAGAAGACCATGACTCTCTCCTCCCCTACATTACTGACTTACAAGAGTTCCAGCGGCAGGTGAAGAAGTTAAGGGCTTCTGAAACTACTGCGAAGTTGGTAGAACTGCGTTCTCAGCTGGCAGATGCTACGGCGGCTGGGAATACGGAAGCGGTTGATTATCTGAATGCGATGATAGAATGGGTCACGGCCACGAATAATGGTACGGAAGCAATTCTATCATTGAGTAGCGCGGTTGACCAGTATACGACCAGTTTGTCTACCGCCGTTGCAGCGGAAGAAGAAATGATTACGGCTGGGCGGTTGGCGTCCTCTACGGTCTCCAGTATTATTAGTGAATTGCAATCGGCAGGTCTGGAGCCGTTAGAGTATCTTTATGCGGATGACAACGGGATTCAACTGGACACAGAGAACTATCTGTCCTACACATTGAGTGCATACACGGATAAGTTAAATAAAGCGAAGCAGGGTATCCAAGATGCACAAAATAAAATTACAGAAGTGGTTTCTAACGGTACTGTCAATGGCAGAGTGGACGCAGAGACATTCCAGGCTGCTTCAGATGACTTAGCAAATTATGTGAAACAAGTGGAAGTCTATTCTGCTTTAGTAAGCGAGGCGACATTTGAAGAGTCTTCTTCGAATTACGATTCTTATGTGTCTTCTATGGACACCTTTGCTTCGACGCTGACTTCTTTGCATGCTGGGACATTGGAACTGTCTGATGTGATGGATTTGATTACGCAGTATCCGAAGTTGGCCAAGTATGTGGATTTAACATCTGATAGCTTTGATGGCCTGGAAGATGCGCTCTATGATATGATGGAAACAGAACCGGATACATTTATTGCGCGGCTAAACAAGGTTCTGGAAACTAACACAGATTTAACAGACACAGACAGGGCTGCAATTCAAGCCCTTGCTGATGCTGCGGATGAGCTTGCTGACAAGTATAGTAGCTGGTACTCCTCTGAGAGTACTTTGAATCGTATCCTGGAGGATAACGCATCAAAGTGGACGAACTGTACAAAGGCAGTACAAGACTATCAGGCTGCAATCGCTAATATCTCTACAGAAGAAAACTATGACGCATACTCTGAAGCAGTGACGCAGATGTATGAGGACCTGCAACAGCAAGGCACGCTTTCTAAAGCTGGATGGGGTTCGGCTGTGTTTACCATGGGCATTGATGCTATCTTTATGGATGAAGATGAGCTAAAGAAGAAAATAAAGAACCTGTATACTATGACCTATGAGGATAGCAGTGCAACAGCTGCTGACGGTAAGACGAAACTGGAAAACAAAGCTGTTTCCTTCGCACAGAAACTGGCAGAACTCAGTAAGAGCGGTGATTTAGACGGTTTAAATTCTACTTTTACGACGCTTTCTAACGGTGGTTTGAATGTGCAAGTGGATGGTAGTGAAGTAGACCAGTTGGCTGAGAAGTTGGGTATTACCAGTGGGTTTATGGAATCTATCCTGCAACAATGGGAAGACCTTGGGCTGATGACTATTAACTACAAGGACTATTTGGATGAACTCGGAAATGCTGATTTGATAACAAAGTTGGACGACGGTACGCTGGTCTATGACTTGCAGGCAATTTGGGCCTATATTGCCGACCCAGAGAATGCGGATAAGGTCGCGGACATGCGGACTATCTTGCAGCAGATGATTGATGATGGTGCAGTTGGGTTTACCACAGATGTCAGTGTTGATGAGATGGTGGCCCAATTAGAGACTTTGGACGGGTTCGTTAGTGACAGTTCTGTAAATGTAGAGAAGTTCGCACAGCTGATGCAGAACCTTGGATATGGCTATGATGAAACGTACGAGTGGCTGCAACTGCTTGCAAACAGTGCTGATGTTGATTTAGACTTCTCTAGCATTGGAGACCTGGCTGGGTATTTACAACAGATATTTAGCACAGACACGAGCAATGCTGCTGTTCTTGAGGGGCTTTCCTCTGAAAAGTTAGAAGAATACCAGGAGCTTTATGAAGAATATCAAGCGATTGTAAATGAAGCGGAAGCGCTTGGTATTGATTTGTCCAATACTGTTTATGGCAATATCGACACAAATAACCGTCAGGTTTTAGAGTGGACAGGCAAGAATCTTGCAAAATATCAAAGCGCTATTGAATCTTGGGGTAGTACGGTTGAAGAACTGCGCGGTTCATTTTCGACAGTGTTTGGCACGTCTGCTGAGTTTGATGGTATTGAGATTGCCTTCTCCCCTATCCTCCAGACGGAAAATGGTGCTGTCCTTTTAGACAAAGATACAGTTTATGAGTATATTTATGGCCTTATTGATAAGGCTGGTGAAAATTGGAGTTCTCAGGATTTACTCGCCTTAGATGCAGAAGGACTTGAACTGGATGGGCAGTACATCCAGGGGTTGCTTGCAGATATCGGTGATACGGCGAGACAAACTGGCGAGGCCATGCACTTCACTGGTGATACAGGGGCTGTGGCAGAGGCATATTCTGCGTTGCTAGAGGCCGCTGATGAGGCTGGTGTGTCTGTTGAAGATTTAATGTCGTATCTTGAAGATTTGGCTGAAAAGACTGCGGACCCAACCGAGGCGCAAGAGACATATAATGATGCCGTGCAGGTAGGCATTGATTTAACAGAAGAATTGGATGGTGTATCACTTAGCCATCTAAAGAATCAGTTAAACGCCACCCGTACAATATTAATCAAGGCTAGTACTGCCGCAGAAACATACCGCCAAAAGTTGGCGGCGCTTAATAATACTACGGTAAGAGTCGCTGTTTCTTCTATTGCTTCCTCGACAAATAGCGGCGGTTCATCCTTTACCTCGGCACACCCTACTGCTGAGGCCGATGGCAGTTCTGGCGTACAGCTCACGCAAACATCGCTTGTCGGTGAGTTAGGCCCAGAAATGGTTGTGGACCGTGCTAGTGGTACTTGGCATTTAGTTGGTGAAAATGGTGCTGAGTTTGTGACTCTTCATCGTGGAGATATTGTGTTTGATGCGCAGAAAACAAGACAGCTTCTAGCGCGCGGTTGGAGTAATTATCGTGGACAGGCATTGGTAGATGGTACGAGCGGTCCTGCTTATGCGTACAGTTCCAGTGGTACGCTTTCCTCGACAGCTGTTAAGAATGCTACGACTATGAAAAAATCTGCAACAACATCTAAGTCTAGCAGTTCTTCGTCTTCGAGTACGACAAAAGACCAGTTTGAGAAAGAGCAGAAATATTACGAGCATTTGCGCGATATGGAACTCATTACGGATAGAGAATACTATGAGGCCCTGTATAAACTCAATGAGAAATATTATGCCGGAGTCAGCGACTTGCAGGAAGAGTATTGGTCTACACAAAAGGAACTGTATGAAGGCATGAAGTCGATGCTCAGCGATAGCTTTTCGGTACAAGAGCATGAAGCGGAATTGCTAAGCCGTCAAAAAGGCACTACCTCTCAAATTGTTAGCATCTATAAAGATATGATGGACCAGGCCCATGAGGCTGCGGAATGGTATCGCGCTCGCGGTGTGGACGAGGATTCTGAGACGATTCGTGAACTGGAGTCGAAGTGGTGGGATTACTACGACAAGATGAAAGAAGCGAAGCAGTCAGAACTCGAAGAGAGTATTGCTATTAGTAAACATCAGATGTCTTTGATAGAAAACAATCAAGGTACGACTTCTGAGGCGATTGCTGAAGAAATCAGTATCTACCAGGACATGATGAAGAAAACGCATGAAACGGCGGAGTGGTACCGTGCCTTGGGCGTCGATGAAGATTCTGATACAATTCGGGAACTGCAAGAGCAGTGGTGGGAATACTATGACGCCATGGAGGACAAGCAGGAAGAATGGGCTGATTTCTGCCAGCAACAGAATGACAATCTCATTGATGCGCTAGAATATCAGCTGGAACTTCTGAAACAAGTTACTGTGTACTCTGGTACGACTGCGGTATCAACGACTGATAATACTTCTGATATTATTACGAATTTGACTGCACAACAAATGGCTTATTTTGCGAAAATCAATGAGGCCGATGCAGAAATCGCTCGTTTAATGGCTGCTGGCTATAAGGAATGGAGCGATGAAGTTCAGGCCGCTGAGAAGATAAAACGCGAAGCGACCGAGGCCATTACGCAGTTAGATTCTGATAAGGTAGGTACTGCATTAAGTTCTATTAACGACTTTATCAGCAATGCAGATGCTTTCGATTGGTGGGATTATTTCGATTATTCTGAGCTTGATACCTATGCCAGAAAGATTGAGATGATAAATGAAGCGCTTGAAAACGGGTTATTGACAAGCGCTGATTACTATGAGCGGCTAATCGAGGCAGCTGAGGAGTACTATAATATCCAGAAAGATGCCGTCGATACGATTCTGGAATTGACGGAAGAAATGATTAAGCAAGAAGTCAATGACCATATCGACGCCCTTAAGGATGAAGTCACGCAATTTAAGAAGATTGTGTCTTTGAAGAAAGAATCGTTGAAATTAACAGAGCAAGAGACTGATTACAATAAGACCCTTCGTGACAAACTCAAAGAGATTGCCAAAATTGAAGAGCAGTTGAATCTCTTGGAACTGGATGATAGCCGTGAAGCTACCGCCAAGAAGAAGGAATTGGCCGAAGAATTGGCTGACTTGCAAGAGGAACTGGCCGATTATCAGAGTGATTATAGCACTGAGGCGGCCCAAGATGCCTTGGACAAGCAGGCTGATGCTTTCTCTGACGCAAAGGAAGAGGAAGAAAAAGAGGCGAAAAAGACCATTGAAAGCACGGAAAAGGTGTATCAACTGGCCATAGCGAGGATGAAGGAAGATGGAGATAGCCTCTATCAAGAACTGATTGACTATAACTACGAATACGGTTCTAAACTGGAATCCGTTGTCACATCCGCTTGGGACTCCTGTAAGGATGCCCTCAAGGAGTATCAATACGATTATGAGGCCATGGTCAAGGCGATTTCTACTGAGTATGTAACACCCAATACAGAGTTTACAGATATGAGTACGGTGGAGAGCGGTTCGACATCTTATTCTAAGGTTGCAGACTATGTACAGCAGATGAAGGACAATAGTGCTGAGTGGAAGACTCGTTTTGCTGCGGGCGAGTCTAAGGCCAGTCTGTCGTATTTGAATACGGCAAACCAAACCTTAGCCGCTCAAATTGGACAGATTCTTGGCGTTACGCCGCTTTATAATAGTGATACTGGCGAATGGTATTTGAATGGGCAGAAGCTCTACAGCATTTACCATGATGGCGGTGTAGTTGGCACAGACATGAAGGGCGATGAACTGATGGCACGGCTTCAAAAGAACGAATGGGTTCTGAATGAAGAACAGCAGTCACGCCTCACTTCCCTATTCCAAAACGGTATTGTGGCGTCGCTTCAAAACATTTTCACTTCTGGCACGTTGCGCGGCACATCGGCTGACTCTACGTCTCAAATCAAGGGGACCGGAGGCGGTGTGAACATTGATTTACAGGTCTCTGTAGATGCGGCCAACGCGACTGCGGACGCTGCGGATGCTATCGCACAAAAGACTGCTGATGCCGCACTGACAAAACTGAAAGATGCTTTTGCCAAGAGAGGTATTAGTAATGTTTCCTTTGCCTGAGCATAGCGCAGATGATACGCCCACGACGATTCGCATGAGGGTATCTGCGTTGTCTGTTCCAGCTTCTTCTGTAGAAAGCAAGAAGAAAGTTGTACGGACGATAACCAAGGCGGATACTACCTCTGTGAATCGCTCTATTGAACCTAAAATTCGTCAAAATGCAAGCGAGAGAATCGCATGGTGGATGCCGGGGTTCACTTAGTCGTTACATCCCAGCCAGATTCCAATTAACAGACAGGAGCCGGGGAAGCAATCGCTTCCTCGGTTTCTGTCTTTCATGAATAATATGAAAGGAGGGTCAAGTCATGCAAATTGATTTTTCTGAATTAAACTTGAATGAACGGCCACGACTGATTCTGCGCAATTTAGATTTCAAGGCTATTGCCGTGTTAGGCTACGCTTATGACATAACAGCGTCCGTAAATTTCTGTGAAGTGTCAGAATTAGAATTTAAAATTCCATCTCACCATCTCGGTAAGGAAGTCCCCTACTTCGATAAGGTGGTTGGTATGCGATTGATTGACATCCCCGAAGTGGGTGTCTTTATTCTGGTTGACCCTTCTGTAGAGTCTGATGGTATTGAAACCATTAAGACTTGCAAAGCATATTCCAGAGAGTATGAATTTACCTATAAGAAAATTACACTAGAAGAAAGTACTTATAGGTTCTATAGTCCATTGGACCCAACGAATACGGATACCGTTATTGGCATGATACTGGAACTGATGCCAGATTGGAGTGTTGGGTCGATTGACAGTGTGTTACAGACTAAGGCCAGAACCTTCACCGTGTCAGATGAGAATTTATATAACTTCATCAAGGATACCGTGGAAGACTCTTTTGGCTGTATCTTTCACTTTGACACCCGTAATCTAACCATCAATGTAGTTTCAACGGCCAATGACGCTGTAACAGAGCCGGTGTATCTTTCGTTCAAAAATCTTGTACAAGAGATTACAGTGGAAGAAAACTCAGATGATATTATCACCTGTATAACACCTTATGGCGCAGATGAGTTATCTATCTCTTATGTGAACGCAACTGGCAATAAGAAACTTTATAACCTTGACTATTTCATGACTACTGAAAATTTTGAGCAGTCATTTATAGATAAATGGAACAACTGGAAAGAAACCTATACCAGTTATCAGGACCAGTATTATACATTATCCATCGGGCGCTCGACTGCGCAGATGGAGTATGAACTGGCCCAAGCGGACATTCTCGCCACAGAGACAGTCTTAGACAGCATTCGTGCCTCTCAGCAAGTGTGGGCAACTTATTACGCGCAGTTGAAGGCCAGTAGCACGGATGTTACATCAGCAGTAACTGACACAGAAATCAAGATTGGCGATGTTGTGTACTTTGAGGCCGGTGCAACCATTACAGAAGTATTGGAACGTCTAAGTAATCTATACTCGGAATATGAAACAACGATTAGCACTAAGACAGCTGAACGAGAAGCACTGTATGCGAAAGTGACAGCATATCAAGCGCAATGCAAGGCAATCAATGCGCAGTTGGCCTTCTCTGCGTTTTTCACAGATGAAGAAGTGAAGCTCATCAAGCGGTACATCAAAGAAGATACCATGGAGGATAGCACGTTTGTGGCTTCCGACATTGTGACCTACGCAGATAGTACCGTTGATTCCAATTTAACAGACGCGACGATTAAAATCTCTTGTGTTGGAACAGACGATGATGGTAATGAGGTATCTCTCGGCAGTATCATGCAAATTAACACGGGTTCTACCAGTGATAGCATTGCTACAATTGAAAAATTACAGGCTGAAATTGAAGCGTCTAATATTTCAAAAATTAATTCCGATAAATTACAAGAGTATCAAGAAGACTATGAATATTACCAAGAGACTATGGACGAGGTAGAATCACTTGGTATTGATTTGTCAGTTACGGTCTACGGTAACATTGATACGAACAACCGGCAAATCTTAGAATGGACAGAGGAAAACCTTGCCACATACAAAAGCGCCATTGAATCTTGGGGCAGCACTGTTGATGAAATGCGTGGCTCATTCTCAACTGTGTTTGGTGGTTCGTCAGAATTTGATGGCGTTGAGATTGCTTTCTCC